TACCGGTTCAGTCGAGGGACCGGACGATCTGGCTAGAGATTTCCCACAAGGATTTCTCTCCCCGGAGGGGAACTTGTTGTCTCAAACGAATAGTCGCCATCTTGATTTGGAAGAAGAAGAGTACCTCGAGACCGAGGAAACGGTATTCGGGAAGCATGAAGGTCCGAATTACGAGGTGTTCCCGGACTTTACGACGATGTCGGGACTATACTCTCTGGCGGGAGAGGGCTGGGACGCGATTCGTCGTGCTTTAGTCAAGATTGAGAGTAAGAAGGTGGAGATTGCCGTGGGTTGTCTGATTGTAGGACTGATGGCACAAGCCATAGTCGGATATGCAGAACGACCCGAGGCCTTGCTCAGAGGTACTTCCCCGGACGTCCCCGTGGAGAGTAGTGGACAACCCACATTCCCAGGGGTCGTTCCGGTCTACGTGACCGGGGATAAGAGTGCAGGGATTGTTGCCCCTACTGTAGCGGTAGGGCGAGACAATTTTTTGATGCATGGACTCTTGTTAGGTACTTCTTTGATTGCTACCCCAGCTCACTTTTGGAGAGCGAGTTCTCTGTATGGGTCGAAGGAGCAGCCTTTGGGCCCTAAAGAGGGAGATTTGATCCGATTGGGGACGTTGAAGGTCACGTTTGATGAGAGAAACCTTTTCTTTCCTGAAGAGTTGCGAGATCTTGCTTTTTACTTTTGTGGGGCGACCCCAGGGGTGATTAGCAACTCGGAAGATTTCCTTCTCCACCGAGAGGTAGGAGGTGCCGAAGGGAGAGGTTACATGAAAGGAAAGAGCGTGACGTACGTTCGAGATTCTCAGGGCTACAGAGTGGCGCCCGCACTCACTACGAATGGTGATTGCGGACTACCCCTTGTAACCTCGAAGAACGTGTTGGGCATACACGTTGCCGGGTTTTATTCAGTTGGGAGAATTGATCCGCTGTATGGAGTAGCGTGTCCCGTCTGGCGAGAAGATTTCAACAGGTCAAGGGATCACTTCCAGGGTATCGGTAAGATATGCTTGAGTAGAGGAAACTTGTTGCCTGAGGGCTTGGATTTGGAGGTAAAAGAACTTACCTCGCAATCTGACTACGCGTGGGTAGTCAAGGACATGTCCGAGGAGGACAGGGAGAAG